CTCCACCTTGAAACTGTTGCAGACAGCTTGAGTAATTGCCATAATAATCTCCTATGGGTTCCTTGACTCGAGAGGGATACGAATAACGCCATCTCGAAATTCGTCTCTACGGTCACGCCCCATCTCATATGTGGCAAGAGCCTGTACAGACTGATTATACATTTTATCGTAGTATTGTATCATATCTGCTGGACCTTTCAAGTATCCAAGTGCTTCCAAAATACAACCATATAAAAGCACGTTTGGAGCATTCTGACTTACCCAATTTGATGTTGTCGTACTGGATAATACAGGTGCTTTATACGTGTATGCGAGCTCTACAGTTAATGCAGCGTTCGGGGTTGGTGCCAACATGTGGGTATCGTTATCATATACAGCATAATACTTTGGAGTACCTGCTGCTGATGACGTCCTGTTTGGCGCAAATTCATTCATAAACGAAATATCTTTTTGTATCAAGAATGTTCTGTTATCAGAGCTATCAATTAATTGTATGTATCTTGTAGTATCCCAATCTCCAGGAAGTGGCAAAAAAGGATTGTTCACCGTAAGAGTAGCTGTGTCATATCTCCTATAATATGTAAGATCTATGTTTCTTCTTAATTTATCTTCAGTAGAAATTATAAATTGATTAATGACCGCATCACTTAAAACATCTGACGTAGTTTCTGTATAATCCCTTACATTACTTAACAAATCAGTATAATCACTCATGACGTGCTCACTGTAACATTTCCAGCAGAGCTCTGCAATCTAGTTTGTTTTGATTCTGTTTTTGGTTGCATACCTACACTAGAAAATAAGTTGGTATTGACTCCTATTTTTCCAACAAAAACCCTTGAGTCTGCTATCTGTGGTCTTGCGTCTTCAAGAGACTGAGGATCTTGAATGATAGGTAATGGCTCTAGTTGAGGATGCTTTTCTTCATATTCAGAAATATGAACAGTAGAATTATTCCACTCTTTAACCATTTCATTATACGGAAAAGCCATACCAGATCTATCTGATATTCTTTGTGCAAACTTACCGGATGCATACTTCGCCATAATTAAACTCCTGGTAAATAAGTTTTAGGGGTAAGAAACAAACTAGTTCTTTCACCATCTTGTGCTGCTGCACGTTGAAACTCGTCTTCATAAATTTGTTTTAATAATTGAATTCTGTCTGGCGATTTTTTCATAGCCATGTAATAAGCTAATCCGGCAGTCATACATGGAAGAAATCGAAAAGGAATCTGAGCGTTATTTGTGTAATCGCCCGCATCAAACATACGAACAAGAGCATAATATCGTAGAGTGTAAGTTGTATCAGCTGCAGGATATAGAAATAGTGTTGGGTTTATCGTACGTTCAAAATAGTATTGAGTTGGTCTTCCGCTGGTTGTTTTAACAGCGTAATTCAAATATGTAGATCTACTAATTGAATTAGCAGAGAAATCATTGTTACTAGAATCTCTTATAACCACATCAGTGATATCTACTATCTGTTGACTATCATTGGCATTTGATCCAAATAAGCTAGTTCCAGTTAAAGAGGTTGTAGTAGCTGCGATAGTTTTTTCTTGTAATTGAATAGTCCAAAGATTCAATCCTCTATTAGCCCACTCTGCTAATAAAAGATTTAAAGAACGTCTTGCAGTTTGCAAATCGTAGCCACTACGAACTTGCAAACCACAACGCTCATATGCTTCCTCAGCAATTTCATCTATCGATAGATCAAAGCTAGCTGTTGATGCGTAAGTTGGCATTAATTATCTTTTTGCCTTTTTCTTTTTACCCTTCATGGCTTTTTTCTTTTTACCTTTCATGACTTTACCGCCACCTTTCATTCCGATAGCTTTTCTAGGTGATACGTTACCACCCATAGCCATAGCCATTGCATTTTTTTTCATCATGCCGCCACCACGTTTTTTTACAACTGGTCCGCCACCTCTCATCTTATTTATGTTTTTCTTCTTCATTACCATTTCGACCTCCGAATATTCGTCTATAGGTTTTATATCTTGATACTACAACGTCTTGATAGTACCCTTTTGGCCACAACTTATAGTAACCAGATTTATGTAGTTTATCAGAAGCTTCCTGTAATAGCGAGAACTTTTGTGCTAATATCATAGAATACATTAGGTCGCTTTCAACATCTGGAGGTTCATCTCCTGGTGATACAAGAAATTCTTGCTCATCTGCAGTAGCAGGATTACTAGGATGAAAACCCATAAAATAAATATCTTTTTTATTGTACCAATAATTGTAATCATCGACAATTCCCTGAAATTCGTTAGGGGTATAGCTATAAAAAGGATCGCAAAAAATTAACAAATCATGAGTATCAAAACTAATTTTATTTAAATAAGTATTAAATTCTGTTTTGTACCACTTGTGTTTTTTTTTGACTTCGACAACAACTTTTTCATCTTTCCAACTTTTTCTAGCAAAAGGACATGCTGACATACCTCCTAGATGTTTATTAGGAACTTCTAAAAAATATTTTGACCACTTACGTACGTCTTCTTTTATTTCTTTTTCTAATTGCATCTTTACCCTTCCTAAAAATACTTGCTACTTCATTTTTACCCATAACTTTAGCTCTTTGCTCACCCACAGTTAAAATTTGAATTTTCCTTGCAAAAGGTTTTTTAACCCTTTTAACTTTTGCCACTGTTTTTCTAGCATCAGCAGGAGTAGCAAACTTGATAGATACAGTATCACGTGGATTTTCATCCGTGTAAAGTCTCCTGCCACTGCCTTTTGGTTTCTTGCCCGTGCCAACTTTAGGATCTTTTTTCTTAACTTTCATATATAGTTCCTAACTTGATTACCAATAAAAACATTTAACGGTTCAATTTTTAACCATGCAGTACTGTTTTGTTCTTGGTTTACTTTTTTTTCTGGAGACTCAGCTAAATTAATTAAAGTGAATTTTGATCTTTTTACAAAATTAAAAAATATATCTGCTTCTTCATCTGTTTTTGATTCAAGAAAAACTTGAGGTATTTTTCCTGATTGTAAACAATTTACAATAGATTCGAGAGTCATAAGTGAATGATGAATAGTTGATGCTCTATCAATAAAAATGTCAGAGTATTTTGACATCTTTGGTAAATAAAAACCTAAAGTTTTTACGATACCCTCGGCATCCGAGCCCTCAGCATCTGAAAATAAAATGTCTATAGGTTCATTTGTATAAAAAAATTTATCATGTGATTTAAAATCAATATTAAAATTTTCATATTCCATATAATCATTTAACTTAAATTTATTAATAAGATAAGCAAAATAATCATCATAAGAATGAAAGTTTTCTCCTATTATTTTTAACCTGTTTTTTAAAGTTGGCCAATCATGCTGATTGTCAACGCACCATATCTTTCCTTTTTCATTGTCTTTTAAAGCTTGTCCCATAAGAATAGATGCAGTGCCGTATCCTGCGCCTAATTCAATGATATTATTAGGTCTTTGCATTCGGATTAAAGAGTATAAAAGCAAACTAAAATGCTCTGTTCCGTAGTCTTCTGAAATACTAAAATAATCTACTTTTAAATTATTTCTTTCGATAATATCTTTAAAAGACACCTCGGAAACTAAACCCTCTCTGAGCTGCACCAGCTCTTCTCTGATCTGTAATTAGTCCACCTCGAGCTGCAAAAGTTTTAACATTAGTTGGTTTACCTCCAACACCTTGAGCTTTACTTCTTTTTCTTTTTACCGCTGATCTTCTCTGGCTTTCTGTCATCCTTGCAGCTTTAGCTGCTGGAACACATTTAGGATATTTTCTTTTTCTATCTGCTTTCAGTTTTGATCTGCCACATTTAGCAAAACCACCACCCTTTTTCTTGGCTCCAATATCAACCCAATCTTGTTCAAACCATTTTTTTAAACTCATGTTTTTTTAGTTTTTTTTCTTTTGCTAGCCATTACTGCACCACAACCTTTTGCTATGCCTCCTTGTTTGAAACTTGACACTGCCTTTCTTTGTTGTGACACTTTATTAAAATTAATGACTTCTCCACCTTTAGCTTTACCTGCAGGTTTAGGTCCTTTAAAATCTTTTCTTTTTACACCACTAGGATCTTTTATTTTACCAGCACATATTTTAGAAGCGTAAGCGTTTGCGTATGCACTAGGATACACTTTAAACTTACGTTTAGCTGCAGCTTTACCTCTTGGACATAATTTAGTCATTATCTCTTCCTTGCAGTTTGTGCAGCCCTTTTAAAATTAGCTGCAGTAGGAGCACCTTTTGCACCTTTTTTTCTCATTTTGCCACCACGTTTTCTTTTAGCATGAATGTTTGCATATAAACCTTTTCTCATCCTTGACCCCTATATTTAACGTATTGACGTCTTTTGTTTTTGTTCTTTGGCCTAGTGCGTGAAGAACGACCTATACTAGTCCTTTTTTTGATGGGTGTAAAGTATTCGTTGGTAGCT